CGCATGCCGCCGTACTGCAGCAGCGCCACTTCCAGCGGCCGCATCATCTCGTCCGGCACGGTGTAGTGACCGCCGAGATCCGGCGACACGACATCGACCTGGGTCAGGCGCTGTTCGACCAACGCCGGATCGATGTTGCCGCGGGCGTCCATGCAGGAGATGTCCAGGCCGTTCGGGGCCAGGCGCATGCGCAGGGTCTTCGAATCGAGGCGGACACCGCACCGCTGCGCCGCTTCGAGGTGACGCTCGGTCACGACGTTGTCGCTCGGATCACCCGAGGCCACCCAGCCGTGAAAGGCCAGGGCGCGATCTTCTTTGCTCGCCTGCGAGACGCGTCGGTTGCTTTCTCGGTTGGGCTGCTGCGGCGCCGAGCGGCGACCGTTGGACGGGGCGCCCTCTTCGAGGCTCTGGGCCGCGGCGTCGAGCTTCGCCATGCGGTCGATCTGGCCGCTGACCTTCTCGACTTCGGTCATCAGGCCGTCGAACTTGGCCTCGTCGTCGCCACGCGATTCGCCGTTCTGTTCACCGTAGACACGGTCTCGGATCTCGTTGGCGGCGGTGACTTTCTCGCGCTTCTGCGTCAGGAGGTCATCGATCGTCATTGCTTGGTTCCTCTGGTGCCTGAGGAACCGCGTCGATGTCAGAAATGAGAAAGGGCGCAGCCCACAGGCGAAATATGCATTCGCCGATGTTGCTGCGCCCAGATGGCCGGGATCGCGGCTAACAGTGTCGGTTGCCCGTCACCGGATCGACTGATGTAGACCAGCCGACCAAGCAGTGAGCGGTGCTAACGGATGAATCTACCTTGCACGAAGATTCGTGCGTTGTCAAATCTCAGCCTTACCGCGCCAGCCGTAACCGCTCCTTCGTCGACCGCTCGATCTGCCAGGCCGACCGGGCGTCTCGGTTCACGACCTTGATGTCGGTGTCCGGATACGCCGGGAAGCTGACGACGCTCACCTCGACCACCTCCATGTCGAAAATCTCCCGCACCGGATAACCCTCTTCGAGGTGCCAGTCATCTTCGAGCGTGAAGAAGCCGAAGGATTGACCCGTGATGTCTCGCCGTTCAACCGACTCGACGTGGCCGTGCGCCCAGCGTGGCGGATCGATTTCGACCGCGACACCGCGCGTCACCTTCTCGTAGCGCAACGTCCCGGCCGAATAGCGCGCGAGCGTGGCCGACGAATCGTGATTCCACAGCGCCCGCAGGTCGGGCTTCTCCGCCATCATCCGATCGGCAGCTCGCGGTCGAATGATTTCCAGAAACCCCATGTCGACCGACTTCTTGTTGAAGACGATCGAATGCCCGCGCAGCTGCTTGTCGGCTGACGTGTCGTCTGAGGCGCGGACGGCCGTGGGCGTTCGCCCGCTGGCGTCGCGCTCGAGCGTCCCGAGAAACGCGTCCCGGTTCTCACGGCACCGGCTGCACAGCGGGATCGCTGCTCGCAGGCTGACCGCCGGCAGGCTATGGCAGTTCTGGCAGGTCTCCGGCGCCGCCTTCCACGCCATCAACCGTGTCGCGATCCCGCGCACCGACTCCGGACGCTGGCAGGCTTCGCTGAACCCGCCCGCACCGATCCGGTGCGTCATCGTGTATTCGAGCTGCCGACTATCAAAGCGCACGGACATGGCGAATCTCCTCTTCGAGCAGGGCGTCGGCCACCAGGCCCGCACGTTCGGTTTCCCAGCGCACCAGCACGCGCTCCAGGTCCGCGTGGAAGTCTTCGGCCGGGGCGTCGAGCACGTCGCGCATTAACGCCTCAAAGGTCGCGAGATGTTCCGCCACGAGCGCGCTGGTCACGCGCACCGGATCCTCGGTGGACCCCTTCGCCGCCAGCCTGACGCGCATGGCTGGCAATAGGGCTTCCTGGCAGAGCGGCGTCTCGACGCTGACCACACCGGCCAGCCAGCGGCGTAACTTCTCCGGCGTCGCCTGTTTCGACCGGGCCTGCTGCGCGAGTCGGCGCGTCATGCGTCCGAGCACATCCGCGATCAAGCCGCGATGCGCGGCGATGGTGGCCGTCATGCGCTCAATACGCGAGGCGCGCTCACCCGCGAGATGTTGCTGGGCCTGGTCGCGCGCCGCTTGCGCGGAGGCCAGCGATTCCGCCGCGGTGGCGAGGGCCGCCGCCCGATCGGTGGCGTCCGCGGCCGCCGTAGCGTGCGCAGCGGTCAGTTGCGCCTCAATGTCCGCAACGCGCGCCCTGGTGGCTTCGAGGTCGGTGAACATCGAGTTCCGGTCGGCAGTCAACAACGTCACCATCTCGGTCGCCGCAGCCGCGGACGCTTCCGCGTCCTGCTGGGCGGCGATCGCCGCGTCGGCGCGCTGCACGGCCGCGGCGGCGTCCTGTCGGGCCTGTGCGGCCGCCGCCTCGTGCGTCTCTCGATCGGTCGTGGCGGTTGCGGCGGTGAGCGCCAGGGCCTCTGCGCGCGCGATCGCGGCGTCACGTTCGGTGGTCCGTTGCTCGGTCGTCGCCGTCGTGGCCGCCAGCGCCGCGTCCCGTTCTGCGACCGTGGCCTGCATGGCCGCTAAGTCCGCAGACTGGGCCTCGAGGTTGCGCTGCTGCGTCGCCATCGCGGCGAGCTGCTCGCCAAGTGCGGCCATCGCCTCGGTTACGGACGTCAGCGCCTCGCGCACGTCGTCCTCGTCGCCCTGGTCGGCGGCCGGCGCGACGGGTGCCGGCGGAGGCGTCGAGTCCTTCTTGATCTTGGCGTCGATGACCGCCGAGAGTTGATCCTTCGGCACCTGCGCACCCTGGACCAGATACATCTTGCCGATGCCACCCGCCTGCGGGTTCAGGTCCTCGAGCTCGAGGACGTCGTCCGCGTTGAACACGCCGCGGTCCAGCATGGCGGAGTAATACGCCGATCGCGCCGCTGTGTCGCCGCGCATGAACGCGTTGACGTTGTGCTTGATGTACTGCTGCCGGCGCTCCGGTGCCGCGATCAGCTTCCGGTTGAATTCCTGCTCGGTGAGCGTGTACCAGTCGAGCAGGCAGCCGGTGTAGTAGTCGATGTTCGCCATTTCGACGCTGGCGTAGGACACCGTGCCGGGCGTGTTGACGCCGAGTTTGACCGGAGGCATGCGGAAGAAGCGCGCGACCTCGAGCACTTGTGCCGTGCGCGATTCGTCCATCTGCGATTCGTTCGGCTTGCTCGAGAACTGGTGAAACTTGTGGCCGGCACCGGTGACGAGGATGCGCCAGGCCGAGTCCTGCGCCTTGCGGAACGCGTCGATGTTCTCGCGGATGGATTTCTTCTGGTCTTCGTCGAGGTCGTCTTCCGTCTCGAGGTGCCCGCCGAAGATCGTGCCCTTGCCGAAATACTGCCCGCCGAACTTCTCCATCGCCAGCGCCAGGGCGATCGCCTGCCGCGCCTTGTTGATGACACCGTAGCCCGAATACCCGTCGTAGCCCAACCCGTGAATATGGATGACGTCGCGCGCCGGCAGGACCTGGTTGTCGTCGCCATCGATGCGATACTCAAGCGGTCCCATCGTCTTCCGGCCCGTCGCGCGGTCATACTGTTCGCGCCGGATCGGCTCGACCCGATCGGGCGTCAAGGTCCACAGTGCCGCCGGTCGGCCGTGCATGTCGCGCTCGATTTCCGCGTAGCCGCCGTGACAGGTCAGGGCATGCGCGAGCAGCGTCTGCCGGAACACCATCGAGCTTTGTTCAGGGTTTGGTTCAGCCTTGAGCAGGTGATACAGCCTTGAATCAACGTAGTGCTCGCTGCCGCCGCCTTTGAGCCGTTTCAGCAGATTCAGGGGCACTTTGGCCACGTCTGAGCTGATTTGGTTCACAGCCGAAAAGACGGCCGAGAACGTCATCCAATTCGTGTCGGTGACGACGATGCCGGCGTAGCTGGTGTTGCCGGAGCCGAACAGGCGATCCCATTCGGGCGACTTCGCTTGCAGCGACGGGAGGCGGATCCACTGCGACCGCAGCACGCGATCGACGAGGCGGCCCAGCATGGAGGGCGGCGCCGACCGAGAACGAACCTTAACCAGTTGACTCATAGGATTCCCATTCAGACGAACATGATCCCGCCCGACCGTTTCTTGTCCGGCACTTCGGCTAAACACTTGATGCCCATGAGGCTCGCCACGACGCCGTCGATGTGCTTACTCGCGCGCTTCGGTTTGATCGGACGGATGCGCCTGGCGTCGTCCATCTTTACCGCCACATGCTCGAAATGATTTCGGAGTGTGCGGTGGCCGCCGTGGCTGACCCGTTTCGCTTTGATCAGAGCTTCCGCGATGTAGCACGACTCCGAGAGGTGCTGATAATTCTGTAGGACTTCCTTGACATTCAGGCCGGCGCGATCTCGAAGATCCGTCGCAATGTCCGTGGCGAACGCGAGGTCGTACCCGATGACGCCCTGCTTTAGTCGAGGGAACCGTGGCAAAATCTTCGTGGTGATGTCGGAATAGATCCTGTTGTAGTCGATCGTCACGCCTTCGGTCGGCGTCACGAGGCCGGCGTCACGCCACAAGCTGTAAGGAACACCATCGATCTTCTCGCGCTCATGCATCGTCTCTTCTGGAATCCAGAAGTACGGCACGATCGTGACGC